ATCCCTCAAAACAGGGGGACACAAAAGACACTATTACAAAAGAAAAAAGAAAAGATTATTCGTCCGAGAATTCTGGCGAATCCTCTGACCAGCCAGAAAACGATCTTTCTGTGGTTAAACCGGATGCTGCAATTCAGAGCGGCAGCAAGTGGGGAACAGCAGAAGACCTGACCGCCGCAGAGTGGATGTTTGACATGGTGAAGACCATCGCGCCATCAGCCAGAAAACCGAATTTTGCTGGGTGGGCTAACGATATCCGCCTGATGCGTGAACGTGACGGACGTAACCACCGCGATATGTGTGTGCTTTTCCGCTGGGCCTGCCAGGACAACTTCTGGTCCGGTAACGTGCTGAGTCCGGCCAAACTCCGCGACAAGTGGACCCAGCTCGAAATCAACCGTAACAAGCAACAGGCAGGCGTGACAGCCAGCAAACCAAAACTCGACCTGACAAACACTGACTGGATTTACGGGGTGGATTTATGAACAACATCGCCGCACAGATGGTTAACTTTGACCGTGAGCAGATGCGTCGGATCGCCAACAACATGCCGGAACAGTACGACGAAAAGCCGCAGGTACAACAGGTAGCGCAGATCATCAACGGTGTGTTCAGCCAGTTACTGGCAACTTTCCCGGCGAGCCTGGCTAACCGTGACCAGAACGAACTGAACGAAATCCGCCGCCAGTGGGTTCTGGCTTTCCGGGAAAACGGGATCACCACAATGGAACAGGTTAACGCAGGAATGCGCGTAGCCCGTCGGCAGAATCGACCATTTCTGCCATCACCCGGGCAGTTTGTTGCATGGTGCCGGGAAGAAGCATCCGTTATCGCCGGACTGCCAAACGTCAGCGAGCTGGTTGATATGGTTTACGAGTATTGCCGGAAGCGAGGCCTGTATCCGGATGCGGAGTCTTATCCGTGGAAATCAAACGCGCACTACTGGCTGGTTACCAACCTGTATCAGAACATGCGGGCCAATGCGCTTACTGATGCGGAATTACGCCGTAAGGCCGCAGATGAGCTTGTCCATATGACTGCGAGAATTAACCGTGGTGAGTCGATCCCTGAACCAGTAAAACAACTTCCTGTCATGGGCGGTAGACCTCTAAATCGTGCACAGGCTCTGGCGAAGATCGCAGAACTCAAAGCTAAGTTCGGACTGAAAGGAGCAAGTGTATGACGGGCAAAGAGGCAATTATTCATTACCTGGGGACGCATAATAGCTTCTGTGCGCCGGACGTTGCCGCGCTAACAGGCGCAACAGTAACCAGCATAAATCAGGCCGCGGCTAAAATGGCACGGGCAGGTCTTCTGGTTATCGAAGGTAAGGTCTGGCGAACGGTGTATTACCGGTTTGCTACCAAGGAAGAACGGGAAGGAAAGATGAGCACGAACCTAATTTTTAAGGAGTGTCGCCAGAGTGCCGCGATGAAACGGGTATTGGCGGTATATGGAGTTAAAAGATGACCATCTACATCACTGAGCTAATAACAGGCCTGCTGGTAATCGCAGGCCTTTTTATTTGGGGGAGAGTAAATCGTGGCTGACTGGCAAATACCAATCATCATTCTTGCCGGAGCTTCGCTGGTTGCTGGCTTTATCCTGCTGAAGAAGCATAAAGACCGTGATCAAAAAGTCGAAGTTCTCTATGGGTATCCGGCGAACAGCACAACATGGCTGACTATTTACCACTACCGAAAATCAGGCCGTTGGGTATTCGAATGGGATGATCTGTTTGCTGAAAAGCGACCAAAGTCATGGGGAGACATCAGCGAATGCATGATGTTTGAAGAAAGAAAATCCGGCGCAACCCGAGAAGAGTTTAACGAAGTGTGGAGGCGATTAAGTGAGAGGGGGTATCAATGAGCAGAATTAAGTCGAGGTAACAATGAAGCAAATATACATGCTTCGCAACGAAGCAATCAGAAACAACGCCATAGACGCAATACTCTCACTTCCGATCGACGACAAGTCACCTCACGAAGTCCACATTAAAGAACCCAGGCGGAGCAATCCTCAAAACCGCCTTATGTGGGCGTTATTGCAGGACGTATCACGTCAGGTGCTTTGGCATGGAAAGAGACTTGCGCCGGAGGACTGGAAAGATCTGTTCACTGCCCTGTGGCTTAAGACCAAAAAACTGGAGCAACGAAGTGCGCCTGGTATCGACGGTGGCGTTGTCATGCTTGGCGTGCGTACCAGCAAAATGCGAAAGGCCAGCATGACTGAGCTTATCGAAATCATGTTCTGGTTCGGCTCAGAGCGCAACGTGCGGTGGAGTGATGACTCCCGGCGAGAGTATGAATGGTCACAACGAAAAGGTAGGGCTGCATGACTATCAAATCAAATACGCCAGCACACGACAAGGACTGCTGGCAAACGCCGCTTTGGCTTTTTGATGCACTGGATATTGAGTTTGGATTCTGGCTGGATTCGGCAGCGAGCGACAAAAATGCTCTGTGCGCTCACTGGCTAACTGAGGCTGACGACGCGCTAAATTCTGAGTGGGTAAGCCACGGTGCAATCTGGAATAACCCACCGTACAGCAATATCAGGCCGTGGGTGGAAAAAGCCGCTGAGCAGTGTATACAACAACGACAGACGGTAGTGATGCTTGTGCCAGAGGATATGTCAGTCGGATGGTTCAGCAAGGCTCTGGAGAGTGTCGACGAAGTTCGTATTATCACTGATGGACGGATTAATTTTGTCGAACCATCGACAGGACTGGAGAAGAAGGGAAACAGCAAAGGTTCCATGCTGCTGATTTGGCGACCGTTCATCAGTTCTCGACGGATGTTTACTACTGTATCCAAAGCGGCATTGATGGCGATCGGGCAGGGCGTCAGGAGGGCAGCATGAGACGACAGCGACGAAGTTTCACCGACATCATCTGCGAAAACTGCAAATACCTTCCAACGAAACGCTACAGAAATAAACGCAAGCCAATCCCAAAAGAATCTGACGTAAAAACCTTCAACTACACGGCTCACCTGTGGGATATCCGGTGGCTAAGACATTGTGCGAGGAAAACAAGGTGATTGACCAAAATCGAAGTTACGAACAAGAAAGCGTCGAGCGAGCTTTAACGTGCGCTAACTGCGGTCAGAAGCTGCATGTGCTGGAAGTTCACGTGTGTGAGCACTGTTGCGCAGAACTTATGAGCGATCCGAATAGCTCAATGTACGAGGAAGAAGACGATGAATGAGTTAATAAATGGCAATGCCATAAAAATGACAAGCATTGAAATCGCTGAGTTGGTTGGTAAGCGTCATGACAATGTGAAACGTACCATCGAAACGCTGGCTAAAAATGGTGTTATCCGGCTTCCTCAAATTGAGGATTGTGGAAGAATCAATGGGTTAGGCTTAAATCAAAGTTTTTGTGTGTATGTATTCGAAGGCGAACAAGGAAAGCGAGACAGTATTGTCGTTGTAGCCCAGTTGTCGCCGGAATTCACGGCTCGCCTTGTTGACCGTTGGCGAGAGCTTGAAGAAGCTGCGGTTAATATCCCAAAAACGCTACCAGAAGCGTTGCGCCTTGCTGCTGACCTTGCTGAGCAGAAAATGCAACTGGAAAACCAGCTAGCAATTGCCGCACCTAAAGTTGAGTTTGCCGATCGCGTTGGCGAGGCCAGCGGAATTTTGATTGGAAACTTTGCAAAGGTTGTTGGAATTGGTCCAAACAAACTGTTTGCGTGGATGCGCGATCACAAAATCCTTATTGCTTCAGGTTCCCGGCGCAATGTGCCAATGCAGGAATATATGGATCGCGGCTATTTCACAGTGAAAGAAACAGCGGTCAACACAAATCACGGAATACAGATATCGTTCACCACAAAAATCACCGGGTGTGGTCAACAGTGGCTGACCAGAAAGCTGCTCGATAACGGAATGCTGAAAGTAACAGGGGAGGCTGCTTAATGGCTAACCTACGCAAAGAAGCTCGCGGCAGAGAATGCCAGGTACGTATTTACGGCGTATGCAATGGCAACCCTGAAACTACAGTTCTGGCACATTACCGGATGGCTGGAATTTGCGGAACGGGAATGAAGCCTGACGACCTGATCGGCGCATGGGCTTGTAGCGCGTGTCACGATGAAATCGACCGACGCACCCATAACCTCGACAACAAAGACGCCAGACTTTACCACCTCGAAGGCGTGATCAGGACGCCGGCGATACTGCTGAAGGAGGGGAAGATTAAGCCATGAACGAATATCAGTTTGTGCTTCCATACCCGCCGTCGGTGAATACCTACTGGCGAAGACGGGGAGGCCAATACTACATCAGCGATAAAGGCCAGAAATACCGAAAAGACGTTCAGCAAATCATTCGCCAACTCAAGTTAGACATTTTCACCAAATCACGACTCCGCATCAAAGTCATCGCAGACGTTCCAGACTCCCGCCGCCGCGACCTCGACAACATCCTGAAAGGTTTACTCGACTCCCTTATCCACGCCGGATTTGCGGAAGACGACGAGC